AGTTGGCAGACCTGTATCCTGCTGCATCGTCCCTTGAATTTCCTGCCAGGCTCTCTCCTGTTCTTCTGGAGTGAGTTGCATTTCGGCTGAAAACTTCTGAGCTTCAGCAAGGTAACTGTCCTGCTGCTGCTTCTGAGTATTCTGCTGGTTGATGTTGGCCATGATGTTGTCTTCGGCCTGTTTCAATAGCATACCGACTGCATCCCCGTTTGGATCTTCCAAGGCTTTGAGCAGTTTGTCGTCTGTCAATGGTGCATTCTGTTCCGTCTGTTGCGCCTGAGCTTGTGCCGCCACCGGTTGACTCTGCATCGAGAGTTCAGCAATCTTGTTGTTGGCCTCATTCAGCTTTGTCTCAAAGGTGGACTGCATCTTGCTCATTTGCTGCTGATGCACGCTGTTCAGCATGAAGTTGTCATGGTTCTGCTCTTCTGCAGCTCCACCCTCTTCAGTCTGCACTGCGCCTGCTGTACCTTCTCCAGCTTCAGGTTGCGCGACTGCTGCGTTCGGTTCTGCGACTGCCCCAGTTGCCTGTGCGACTGCACCTGCCCCTACTGCTCCCGCTTCTCCTGCTGCTTGGCCTTGCACTTGACTCTGTTCTCCGGCTCCAGCTGCTTCTGATCCTGCACTCATTCTCGTCTCCTTCAATTCACTTCGTCATCCGTCCGATGTGCTCGACCATTTCGAGCATCGAATCGAACATTTTTATCATCGTGTAGTTGCGATTATGCAAAAGCGTCTTCTCTTCATTTTTGATTTCACTTACCATTCGCTCTTTCAAATCGTCCCGTTTTTCTGTCATGACTTCACGCATAAATCCCCAAGCCCGGTTAGTCTTGAGGAGTTCCAGTTCACGCCTTAGAGTCTCGTGATCGTCCAGTTCTTCCAGTCGCTTCTTGAGTAGCGTGTCACCTTCCCATCGAATCATTACATTGCTCCCATCTGGGCTTCGCGTGCTGCGTCAGTCTTTGGCTGTGCTGTCACCATATTCGTACCCAGACCGCTTGTACCTACACCACCATTGGCTGTGCCCTGCTGTGCGCCGGCCATGATAGCAGCCTGCTCCTGTGCCTTCTGCAGATGTTCGCTCACATGGGCTTCGAGGATCGCGTACAGCATCGGGTTCTGCTGGATGGCCATCAGGAATCGCTGGTCCACCATCAGCATTTGATGGATCTGGATGTGGTGCATGTCTACGTCGTCCGGGTCACGGCTGACAGAGATGCCTGCCAGGATGTTCTCATTTTCCTGCAGCGGGTCGTGGCCGATTGCATTCTGGGGATACATCTCATCCACATCCAAGATGCCGCGGTATTTCGTCTCGAAGTACTCACGCATCAGAGGAGTAGGATTGCCACCAGTCTGCGCCACGACTGCAGCTTCGTTCAATACCGTCTGCGTATCGGACTGCTGGCTGCCGGGGAAGCCTGTTGGTACCAGATCCTTGCCGACTGCACCGATCATGTCTTTTGCAGTGATAGGCCTTGCTTCTTGTCCTGTTGGTATCTGCTGGCCTCTGGTTACAGGTAGGCCTTCGGTACCCACGACCTGGAAGAGTTTGTGAGGGGCCAAGTAAATGCGGTTCATGGTGATAGCAAGGCTGTATTGGTCCTGCATCGCTGCCAGTGCCCGGTCGTCCATGGGGCTCATACGGGCTGCACCTTGGCTCGAGAGGTCACGGATGGCTGTAGCAGACATTCCTGCAAACTTGGCCTGGCCGCGGAGCTCTGAGGTCACACCTGTCACCTTGTCGGCTACCCGGTTTGTCAGCCAGTCTATCACACCCAAGAACTGCTGGGCATTGGCTGCAGGATAGTCGATACGGGCATTGGCCGGGTCATCTGTGTATACCCATGAGCCTGCCTTGATAGGTCTGCCAGCAAGGTCTTCGTCAGTAGTGAAGCCCACCCCGAGTGCAGCCGACTTCATATGCTCGATCATCGTGGCCAGTGCAGCGTTACTCATGTCCTGCACATCCAAGATGCGGCTGACAAAGCTGTCACCGTCGATGTCTCCACGTTTGCGGATAGGCGAAAAGACAGTGATCGGGAAGCGTGATTCGATCTCATCGTCAGGCATGTCCGGTACTGACGGCTGTGTGACTCCGACTACCAGCGCTTCATTGACGACATACACCCACCGCTTCGGCTCTGTGTGCCACATGATGTCCAGATACACCTTCTGGTACTTCGGGTTGACCTTGGCATCTGTAGCATTGAAGAGCTTGTCATGGTTCATATCAGGGTTGCGGTCATTGGCATAGGTACGCGGGTCTTGGTCCGTCAGAGTGGCTGCAGCGGCTCTCTCGAGTGCGTCATTGTCAAACCAGATAGGCGTGCCCTGGGCATCTCGCAATGCATAGAGCTCACCGACCGATACTTCTCTGCGGATCGTGATGACCTTGGCTTCCTGGATCGTAGGTGCGCCATCCCACCAGATGTTGTATCGCGGTATGACTTCCAGCTTACGAGTATTCCGCATGGCATCCCAGGCTTGGAACATGATGCCGCTGCCGACGATGATGCTGTCCAGTATGTAGTCGGTATACTTGTCTGAAGTAGGGATCTCGTAGCCGTACTGGTAATTCAGGAACGATTCGATCCTCTGTGCTGCAGGGATGTCCGATTCTGTACGGCCGGCGATATCCACATAGCCCAGGCCCTGTCCACGGACGATCGAGTACAGATGTGCAAACACTACCTGCACTGCTTCATACGCAAACGGCAGGACCAGCGCCATACGCTCCGGGCTCATCTCTGCATTCGGCTTGAACTTGTCTGCCATCTGGACACTCTTGCGCCGGTTCTCGTCGTATGCGAGCTCCTGCACCATGTCGTAGTATTCGTAGCACTTGCCCCACATGCTTTCCTTGGGGGTACGCAGAGACTTCAGCCAGGAGAATGTGTCCTTGTATTCCTCGTACACCACCTGGGCGGCTTTCTGGTAGTCTCCGATCTGGTCATACTCTACGAAAACTGCCGGATCAAAGGCCGGCGGGATGGCGGGAGGAGGCTCTACAGGCTCAGGAGGAGGTGGTGCTGGCTCTCCTGCAGCATTGGCCAGTTCGACCTGCTGCTCATAGAGGGCCATCGTCTCCTGCTGGTTTTGTGCTACCTGCTGGCGATACTGTTCCCACTCAGTCAGACTGTAGTTTTGCGAGTCATTTACTGACATAGCTACCCTTCAATCATGAAGCATTTGGTTTTGAGCTCAGTACCGGTAAATGTGACCGGGACGTAACGATCTACACCGACTTCTGCTACGATTGCAGTGCCGATATCTTTCAGGCGCATACCCTTGAACTTGACATACTTGCCGCCGGCCAGTGCCTTTTCTGCAGCTTTGAAGTCCACGACAGGAGGATTGACTGGTTCAGGCTTGGCTTTGGCTTTGGCAGGCTTCTTGGCTTTCTTCAGGCCTACGAGCTCCATCAGCACTTCACGGAACTTCTTACGATCGCCCTTGACTTTGACCCGGAGCTTGCCCTTGTCTTCGCCACCTGCGACTTCAATAAAAATACCTTCCTTGCCTTCAGGAAGATCCACCTTTGTTCCCTCTTCAACCTTATCCCAATCAATCATGACACTCTCCTCTCCAAAATTCTCCTGACCCCAAGCGGATGTGCGCTGAAGTCAATCATGTTGCCTCTGCGGTTCACCTTCTTACGAGGTGGGAAAACCTGCCTGGCATTGGCCAGTGTATCAATAACGTCGTCATGCTCACCATTCGGGAACTGGATAGCCTGCATAGAGAGTTTGTCCAGCACATCCTTCGGGAAGTCTTCGCAGATAAATAGCTTCTTGCCGCCTGTGATCGGGGCGATCGTCTTGATCCGGACCTCTTTGCCGATATGTGAGTTGTCTTTCAGTTTGTGGAAGTTTGGCTTACGGACACTCATCTCATTGGCGATCATGATGGCTACATCCCGGCTGGACTCTTTAGCATGTGTCTCGATACCGAGTGGCTTGTTGGCCCCATACATGTCGCGCATATGGAATACCTTGCGGAAGTACTCTCTGGTGTTGCCCAGACGAGTCATGAAGCCGTCCATCAGGTACCAGTAGTCATAGGAGTCTTGAGCCACCACCAGGATGACACTGAAGTCTCGAGAGGTCTTGCCGCCATAGCCCGGGTCGCCCAATACTGCCACATTCAGCCGGCCGCGATTGAGTTGGACCCGATTACTCTCTTTCTCCAGATCCACATTGTTCAGCAGGTGGGCCCGGACATTCTCATCCTTCTGCAGCCATACCCGTAGCTCATCAGCTTTGACCGGCAGGATCTGCTCAAAGTCCTCTTCCTTGAAGGTCGCATACTCGCCAGTCGTGGGGCTATTCATCATCTGTGCATAGAATTCGCTGACCGGGTTGGTAGTCTCTTTCTTCTCGATCAGGGACTCACGGATCGGATGGAATGTCTTGCCGCCGTACTCTACTGCATCGCCCTTGTCCTCAGGGTTGACACAGAATCTGAAGAAGAACAGTGCTTCGCTTTCTTCCGTCAGTGTATTGTCTGCAGTACAGCCTACCATGACGCTGCCTGGTACGATATATTTCTGGATAGGGTCATCCTTATCGAATAGTTTTTTGTAGCTGTCATAGTAGGCATACCGGGTTCCAGTGATAATGACTTCACAGCCTGGGGAGGCCACGTATTGCATGATCTGCTGCATCTTATTCCAGATGTCTTCCATCAGCTCTTGGTTCTCATAGTTCTGCTCATTCACCAAGTCATCCAGCCAGAGTTTGCCGTTACAGTGATACCCGGCGAAAGATGAGTCGATACCGAAGCTCAGGAAGGTCGGGTCGTCATTGTGATTGCGCTTCATCCGGATCGAGGAGTTCTTGTAGAAGTCCTTGCCGCGGCCGTCAGTAGAATGCAGCCGGTCAGGGAATAGTTCCTGCACCTTGGGATTCTTGTAGACGGCAGAGATACGACCGAGACGGGCATCAGCCTTTTCGTCCTTGTCGCAGATGATGATATAGTTTCGGGCAGGATTGATCAGGCCGCACTTGGCCAGATGCTGCTCTACGATAGTCGTCTTGATGTGGTCCCGGGCTATGAAGCCAGGTTTGATAGGTTTGGGTATCTGCAGGCCGTCCTCACCCTTGTAGTCACGCTTATCCAGGTAGTCGGCAAAGTTGTCTGCATACGGGCACCAGGTAAAGAATGCTGTCTGCTCATCATAGGCAGGGCAGTCGTTCTCAAAGTCCCATGGATTGTAGCCGGAGAATTTAGCGAAGTTGATCGTGCTGCTCAGGGCAAAGGTTCTCTCCACATCGGCCGCTTCCAGTCGTGCTGCCTCGCGCTGCACCCTTGCAGGATTGGCGAAGTAGTTCAGCATAGACTGGTCGAGTTGGATGTCGTCGAGGGCTTCAGCCGTCATTTTTACCCTTGCCTGCAATTAGAGCCACCATGCGCTTGTACTTCTCAGGGCCGAGCTTTGCCTGGATCTCTTCTGCCGTAGCTTCCACAGTTTGGGTTGAGGATGATTGGATGGTGCGGGTCTTGACTGCCATGGCCGAGGTGACGATCTTCAGCACCCGGTCTACTGCAGTGAGTTGGTATTTGTCATGGGCCCTGCGTGCTTTCTCGATCGCTGAAGGAGATAGACGGGCTGCAGGCTCAAACTTGCGATCCAGGATACTGTTCAGGGCATCCATGCTTTTGGACAGCATGTCGCGCTCTGCTACGCCTTCCAGCAGGGCATCAGCAGCCTCATTGATCA